GTTAAATTGTAATAAAATGTGAAGGTAAAAGATATGCATCTATAGCTCAGTAGGATAGAGCAATGGTTTCCTAAACCATGTGCCGGAGGTTCGAATCCTCTTAGGTGCACCAAAAGTGTTGATATGACTACGTTTGAACGATTTTAAGTTCAAAAGTGGTCATATTTTTTTGTACTTTTGGAACGTATGAAAAAATAATCTAAAAACAAATTTAAACTCACTTTTAAAATTAATTATATACTAAGGAAGTGAGGAAAATCAATGCCTAACGTAAAATTCAATTCAAAAAAATCTAATTTTACAGATGTTCTTGAGACGGTAGAAAACATAGAACAGACAAATACTGGAAGTGTAACTGTTCAACATTTCTTTGATTTATTTAATATTTTCATAAAAGATAAACAACTAGAAGGATTAGCACCAAGAACTATTTATGACCATAGAAAATTATTTGATATTTTTAAAAATTATGTAATTAAAGTTAGAGAGTTACAAATAGAACATGAGTTTATCAGTAATGATTTTTTTAAGCAATATATGTATTATATGCATTTTGATAAACATTACAAGCCTGGAACAATAAATATTAGAATTTCTTCTTTGAAATGTTATTTAAATTTTTTATACAAAAATAAATATGTTAAGCAAAATTACGGATTGATTCTAAAAAAAGTTAAAAGAGCAGAAGATACAGTTCACCCTTTATCTGATTACAATGTGAAAAAGATGCTTAATGCTCCAAATCAAAATACCTATGCAGGTTTTAGAGATTTCACAATAATGCTGGTAATTTTGGATTGTGGAATTAGAATTAATGAATTATGCAATACATTGATTCCAGACATAAATTTACAAGATAAAACTTTAACTGTAAGGGGTGAAGTATCTAAAACAAGAAGGGCAAGAATATTACCTTTGAGTAAACAATCTGTAATGTTATTAAAACAATTAATTGATATATCTATAGCAAATACCTCACCATATGTTTTTATGTCAAATTCTTCTGAAAAAGTTGATGGGGAAGTAGTTAGTAGGAATTTTGAAAGATATGGTAAAAAAGTTGGAGTAAAAGAAAGATGTACTCCATATGTATTCCGCCATACATTCGCCACAAATGCAGTTAAAAGTGGAATGGATGTATTTACCCTTCAACGCATCATGGGACATAATCAGATCACCACCACACGTCAATACGTTCAACTTGAAACAAGTGATTTAGTAAAAAAACATGACAAAATGAACAGTATAGGAAGATATTTGAAATAACTTAGGGGGATAAAATAATGATAAAGAAATTGATATACAAATTATTTAAAGGTATTGTTTTAGAAGAATTAAAGAAGGAACTGAATACAAAATTTGGACAAGAACAGATAAAAATTGCTGATGAGTATGCAGAATTTGATTTTAATAATTTTTATGATAGAGCCAATCAAGAAGATTATACTCAAGAACTGAAAGAACAAGGATTGATATAAAAAAAATAAGCCTTATGTTCTGCAAAACAATGGCTTATTACAATTGAATATTGATTAACGAAACCTTCAACAAATTCCATTAACTACGATACATTTATTTTATCTCAAAAAATGGAATTTGTCAAAGGTCTAGTTTCCTATACCCTAAAATAGGGTAGGGTAAGTTATCTTTGCACTAGAATAACTATAAAAATATCTAGTTGTGTGGTAGAGCAAATGCAATAAATCTACTCGGTTATATGTTATTCTTGCTATTGGATATATACCCGTTAATCGAGTGTATCTGTTCGATAAATAAATTAGATAGGTAGGAATATTGTGTCGCAAGACAGGCTATTAATACAAACCATAAGGAGCATATATGGGCAATATTATATATGTAAAAAGTATTAATAACAATAGCAATACTAAAAGAAACTTAAACATAAACAAAATGTTAAAAAGAGTTATTATTAATTAGTAACTCTTTTTATTTATGCTTTAATCATAGGGAAAACTACGTTTAATTGCTTAACATTCCAAAATGTTAACTGGCTTGGCTCGGTAAGTCAAGTAATTTAATTAAAAAAACGAAATGTTGACTAAATAGAAAAACTCTGTAAATCGTTGATACGTAAGGGATTAGAGTACATGAGATGATAACCTACTGCGTTTTCTATTATGTATATAGATAAAACAATAAATATTGCTCAGAATGTGCTAAGGAAATTAAACTAGAACAGACGAGGGATATTGCGAGGGAAAGTATGAGAAAACTAAGAAAAAAGCGAAGTGTTAAGAAAATAGAAAATCGGTTGTAACGTAGATATATCAAGGGTTAAGAGGTGTTTCTAAATAATTATGTTTTTATAAAAAACCTATGTAAAGCTAGATATATCAAGGGCTAAGAGGTATTTCTAAAGAAACGTCTCTTAGGGAAACAAAGTCTAAATATACAAAAATCCAGAGATAATTATTTTCTATGTTAGTAAGGAGGTAAGATTATTTTCTTACTAACAATAAATTAAAAATATACTATAAAATCGTGATTTCAAAGAATGAATAGAGTTAAAAGTAGCAAGTTTACTGGCACAACTTTTTTGAACATGGCTTGTAGTAAGGGATTGAAGGGTGAAATAATTCCTTGTATATGAAGAGATAAACAATTATATAAAAAGTAGTTAAAACTTTAAATGACATGCTCTAAACATACTGATACCAATGGTCATAAGAGTTGCTATTTTCCTTGTATATGATAATAAAATCATTTTTCACGTAATTGCAAGGTAAAAATTTTTGAAACGTAGTGATACCAACGCTTTGCAGACTGTCTATCTTCCTTGTATATGAAGATATATCAAAAATTCCACGAATTGAATATTTTAAATTCATGTAAGCATTGCTACAAGCCATGTTGAGAGAAAAAAGTTGTGCCAGTAATGGAGGGGTAATAATTGTTCGAAATAGGAAATGCCTTCAACCCCAGTCATACCAACGGTTTCAATAAGTTTTAAAATTTTGGGTATATGAAGGAATAATTAAAATCAATAAAAATATACACACTTTTTTTGGATACTTTTTTCAATCGTTGATATAAGGCACTTTAGAGGGTGTAAAAATAAAGTTGCCTAACTTATTTAGGTAGGAGAGAAAAGCGAATGTTTCCTTTAAAGGAAATAACTATAAATGTAGTAATATCAAGGGTTTACAGCGATTGCTTATTTAACATATAAAAAATACAAAGAAAAGAAAAGGCGAGAAAATAGAAAATGCCTTTAATCCCACTGATATCAACGGTTTACGGACTTGTATCCCGATTCCTAATATGATAGAGAAAAGAAATTAATTAAATCTTAAAATGAGTTTACTAATTAGTAGATTGATTCTAAGATTTAACATCTTAGGTTATAATTTATAAATACTCAACTTTCTTTCTTGAGAAAGTAAAGGTATGTCATTTTTAGTGAAACTTTGATAATTTCATAGTGGTTCAAATCCACCTTCCTCGAATAAATAATGTGTAAATTATCAGTTATATCTAAATTAATAGGTATAACTCTTTTTTGATTAAATAGGGTAGGAAATAATTACCTACCCTTTATATATATTTTTTGTCAACTTTTTTAAACGTCAATAATTGTAAACTAAATAGAATTAAATGGGGGAAATACACTATGGAGAATAGGGAGTGTGTAGAAAAATTAATTAATAATGGATTCAAGGCAAAAGTGATTGCAGAATATTTAAATGTTAGTGCAAGTTATATAAGTAAATATCGTAAATGTGAAAGAGAATTGAGTAATAAAAATCAAATAAAACTTACTCAATTTTTAAATAAATATAAAAATATTTTATAAGGGTTTAATATGTAAACTTTATAAGGGTATATATTAAAAACTTGAAAGGGGATTAATTAAAAATGGAAAATGAAAATGTACAACCAACAACTTATACGGAGGAAGATGTTGCAAAACTAATACAATCTGCATCAGATAAGGTTAGAACAGAATACTCTGCTAAATTAAAGGAAAAAGAAGATAGTTCAAGTACATATGAAACTAAATTAAAGGAACTGGAACAGAAGGAACAAGAAATTGCTAAAAAGGAGAAAATGTTTAAAGTATCTGAAACTTTAAAAAATAACGGTCTTGATTCACAACTTAGTAAATATTTAAATTTAGAAGGTGTGGAAGATATAGAAAGTTATACAAAAGAAGTTGCAGGAGTTATTCAAAAACATATAACAGATTCAGCAATTAATAATTCATTTAAACCTTCTAATCATGTAGGAAATAAAGATGCAATATCTAAAGATGATTTTATGAAAATGTCTTATGCAGATAGAGTAAACCTTTTCAAAAGTAATGAAGAATTGTATAAAAGATTATCAAAATAAAAGATTGAGTAAATAAGGGTATCGCCTAAATGGTCGGTACTCTTTTTTATATAAAAATAAAATAAAAAGAAAGAAGGAATGTTTAAATGGCATTAATAATACCAGAAGTTTATTCAAATTTAGTAAGAGAAAAATTTTTAGGAAGAGTAAAGGTGATGAACCTTGCTCAAAACGTAGGAATACTTAAAAACACAACACAAGGAGATACAATTACATTTCCAAAGTGGAAAACATTAACAGATGTAAATTTAGTTGTTAAAGGAACTCAATCTGCAATAGATTCACTCGATCAAGATAGTTCAACTGCAACTATTAAGATGTATGACAAAATTGTTAGGATATTTGATATTGATGATATGTCTGTGCTAGGTTCAAGCATACAAGAATCTGCAAGCCAAATGGCTGTAGTGTTCGGAAGACATATAGATGATGACTTGATTGCTGAGGCAAAATTAGGAGCATATAAATCCGCAGTAGCAGGAGCAACTGCAATAACTGCAACAGAACTAAATACTGCGTTTGGATATTTTGCAGACGAAGTTGATATTGAAGATTTTGCAGGAATAGTTGTAAATTCTTTACTATTACCAGCATTTTATGCTATGCCTGAATTTGTAGATGCTACTAAAACTTATAATACTATGGGTAACGGTTTAGTAAGAAATGGTTTAGTAGGATTTTTCAGAGGTGTTGCAATTTTTGTTAGTAATAAAGGAACTTATGATTCTACACTTAACGAATGTGTATCTTTCATAATCAAGAAAGGTTCATTAGGTTACATGGAGAAAACTAACATAAACATAGTTGAAGAAAGGGAAGAAAAACTTCACTGTTCAGATGTTGTAGGAACTTATACTTATGCAGTTAAAATTCTTGATGAAAGTGGAATCGTACAGATTCGTAAAACAGTAGCATAGTACATACATATTAAGGGGTATACCATTTTGGGTACTCCTTTTATATATTTTTTTTAATTAACTTTGTCAAGTAGATGGAAAAGGAGGGAAATAAAAAATGATAGATGGTCAAAAAATGAAACATCTTAGATTATTACAAAATTTAACACAAAGTAATGTTGGAGCAGTATTAGGTTGTAGTAAAAATTATATTAGTATCTTAGAGAATCGTAAACAAACTTACTCTCAAGAATGGTATGAAAGATGGCTTTCAGCAATATATAAACTTGGCTCTATGTCCAAACAGAAGCAAAAAGAATACATAAAACAATTAAAAGAAGATAGTAAAGAAGATTTAAACAAAATAAATAAATAAAAATATTATGAAATTTTATTATGAAAGGTGGTGTATGGCTTATTACAAAAGTAATGGCTATTAAATAAATGTATTTGAAAGGAAGGTGGAGTTGTCGATAAGGACACTAAAGTATTAATATATACAATTTAATAATACGACTAAAGGCATAAGCAGTAATAATGCTAGAATAAATGAAACAAGAAATAAAAGATAAATTTCCGAGGTGGATTGATAATGATAAAAAATATTATATGTGTTTAACAGATGATTTAGATTCATTATTTAGTTGTAAATTATTAGAACAAATAAAAGAATATGAGGTTACTCATTTTTATAGTTTTAATACATTATATAGAGCAGATACATATGAAAGAAATCAATATAAAATTGTTGGTGTAGATATGGACATGGCAGAGTATAGTTGTTGGGGGAATCATGTAACTGGAATAAATAATAAAAACAGTGCAAATTTAAATGTAATACAAAACATAGGTTCTAATAATTATTATAGTAAATATTGTGGAAGTGTAGTATTACAAATAATATCTTATTACAACTATGATATATCAAATTTATCTGATGAAGCAAAAATGATTCTATTATGTATAGATAGTACATTCTTAATGTATGGATTCAATCCTAATAATTGTAAGAAATGGCTAGTTGATATATTAGAATTACCCGAACTTTATGAACTATGTAAAAAACATACCAAGCAAGAATTTGAACGATTACAAAGAAAATATAATTTAAAAAAGAAAATATTTGTCGAAGATGATGAGTTACAAACAGGTATAGACCTTAAAGGTTTAAATGAATTGTTTAACTTGTCTTTTATTTTGCCTAAAAATAATTTTATAGAGAATTTAAACTTTAAGGATATAGGAATAAGTACATATAATTATAACAATTTTATTAAAAAATTACATAATGATGGGAATAAAGTATTTACACAGGCACAAACAAATAAAACTTTTATTAAATTAAGTTATGAAATATAAAAAATATTATGAGGAGGTATTTTGATGATTAAGGAATACAGATATATCTATAATCCACAACAAGCATTATTCTATATTAAACAGGGGTTAGTTCCTAAGAATATTGCTACAAATAGTAGAACTAATAAACAATATTATCAGTTTAAAGATTCAAATGAATTGCAAAATATTTATAGGTTATGGATTAATAGAAAATATAAAACAGAAAATAATTAAATAAAATATAGATAAATTTTTGGTTGTCCATAATGTGGACGACCTTTTTTATTTGTGAAAGGAAGTTTTTATTTTGAAGAATTGTAATATAGATAGATTGAATAAACAAAAAGAATATTTAAGGAGAGAAATATATACTGGTGAAAATGATACTTGTTTTAAAGTATTAGACCATGAATGTGGAACAGGTAAATCAAGAACAACAATGGAAATATTAGCAGATAATTGTAATGAAAATATACATAAATATTTATATGTTGTAGAAAGAAATAGTGATGCTATTGAGAGTGCTAAAAGAATAAATCTACTTGCAAATAAAACTGTAGCAATTGCAGTAAATAAAGATACATATAATAGAAAAGAATTTAATAATATAAAAAATAAATTAAATACATATAGAGTTGTAATTATTAGCCATGAAAAATATAAGGCTCTTGCAGTAGATTCTATTAATAGGAAATATTTTATTGATGCTAGAGATACATTAATAATTGATGAATTTTTGAATATGCCCAAAGGAAATGAGTTAAAATTAAATATTGATTACTTACAATGGTTGGAAACATCATTATATCATAGAGCATTGAGAAATGAATTTGCAGAATGTATATCTCAACTAGAAGATTATTTATTACAAGAGAAACCAATGCAATCATTCTTTAATGCTAAAAATAATATTGATAAAAGAATAAATCATTTAAAAAAATTAATAGAAACAAATTTAACTCAAGAATATTGTAATAGCCTTAAATATAATGATGATAATATTCCATATACTAAACAAAGATTATTAAGAGAAATTGATAATATAAAACAATTCTATAATCAAACTTGTGTTTGTGAAGGTAATACAATGTATTGTATAGATAGGTCATATCAATATTGGTTATTAAATAATAATATTATGCTAGATGCTTCAGCAAAAATAAATATGGCATATAAATTAAATGATATATTCAAATTACAACATCAAACACAAGTATTAGACCATCATCAATGGTCTTTTTTTATTTCTAAAACAAATACTTGTGCCAGTGCTAAAGCAAGAGCAATAGATTTTTATGAAACTATTAATAGAATGGTAATTGTAAATGGAATTGATAATACATTAGTCATAGGAAATAAAAGTGATGAATTAAGTATCAAAGCAAATTATAAAAATCATTTTGGAAATGTTACTGGCAGCAATGAATATAAAGATTTAAGTAATATCATTATTACACATAATCCTAACCTACCATATAGGCAATATGTATTGGAATATTTATACTTTAGCAATAAAAAATTAGATAATAAAAATAAATGGTGTGGTAGTAGAGTTGGTAGTGGAGATAGTCAAGTCTACCGATTTAAAGAGGATAAATTTGAGGAATATCGCCAATGCTACAATGCTAATCAAATATATCAAGCAATAAAAAGAATTAATAGAAATATGGAATTGGATTCTACAGTATTCATATTCAACAATGATTCTGAAATGATTGATAGAGTTATGAAGATGTTTAAGGGTGATTATAAATTTAAAGAATATGATAACATGGTTAAATTTGAAAAGAGTAAACAGGAAGAATATAACGAAGATCGTAAAGAAAATAGACAAGCCATGAAATTTATTCTACTATGCAAAGAAATAATTAAACTTAAACATACAGACTTACAAACTACAAAAAAGAATAGAAAGCACGAGGATATTATTCAAGATGGTATCTATTCAAAGGAACTAATAAGAGAGTTTATGAAAATAGATAAATCAAATTTTGCTAAAACAATAATGAATGATGCAGAAGTAATAGCCTATTGCAGTAAACATAATATTATAGCCAGTACCCGTACATTAGATTTTACACAATATATTAACTAGCACTACTGTTATTTGGAGAACCACCAAACAAATATACCTCGAAAGGAGACCTTTCAAGTTTGTATCCACTACGTGGAACCTCACATAGCATTTTTAATTTTATTTGATGTCGATAAAGTCGTATTGATTACTTAATAGATATCTTTTAAAGAGTCAGTACGACTTTAATGACATAATTATTACTTATTATTTTACTTTGATTTACTTTAAATATTTTAAGGTTTAAGTTTACTTTGCTTTATATTTTGCAATGTTTTAATTTACTTTACTTTAAATTATTATATTATATTTTATTTTACTTTATTTTAATTGATTTAATTTTATTATATTTTAATTAAATTGAAATAAAATTATTATTTGGGTAAGGTGCGTAGCACTCCCATTATTGAAAGGTCTCCTTTCATTAAGAACTTGGTGGTTTTCTACCAACTGTAGTGCTAGTTAAATGTGAGTAGTATTGGTGAATAATGAGCAGTAATGAGTAGTTATGGTTACTAATTGAGACTATTGGTCACTATTGGTTACTATTGGTTACTAATAAATACTAATAGTTACTAATAGATATTGTTAGTTACTAATATATATACAATGTATATATTATGTATCAATAATAACTATATTATATCTATAAAGTAACACGATTGTGTCACGATTATATCATGATTGTTATACGATAAGTGTACACTTATTTTATAGTTACTTTAGAGTTCCTTTCTATTTTATATAGATTTAGTTTAGATTTCCTTTATAGTTACTTTAGATTTAGTTATAAGAATCTGTATATTACATTATAGTTTTGTATAAATTTCCTTTATACTGTATATTACTCTATCTTTCAGTAAGTTACTGTATAAAATTCTAATAGAAAAGTGGCTCTTAGTGGACTTAAAACTGATTTAAAAATGGAAAAGGTATAATTGCATTATAAAATTTTTAGTGTCTTAAAATGTCTATTACGTATTGAAAATTTAGACGTAGATTTGATATTAAGATTGGGGGAATAATTGGAAAAGGAGTGTTATAAATTGGATTTAGAACAAAGAGTGGACGAGCATGAGGTAAGATTGAGGAAACTTGAAACAAATAATATAGAAATGCAAATGCAGATGAAAGAAATACAGAAAAGTCAAGTTGAAATTAAAAATATGCTACTTGAACAGGATAAAAATAATACAAAAATACAGGAAAAGAATCAAGAATTGATGGAGGATTTAGTTAAAAATCTTACTGCAAGTATTACAGATACAGTTAAAAGTAATAACAATGATAATACATATACTAAAAAACAAATATGGATATTCTTAGGTGGATTAATTGGATTGGCAAGTGGAATTATTGCAATAGTTGGTCATTATTATGGACTGTAAGTTGTACTCTTAATTGTACGGTGCATACGGTATAAACTACGGGCTTTAAAATGTGATGGTTAAGCCATTCTTAATACTCAATAAGTAATAGAAAGAAGGTAGTAATATGGATTTTGAAAAAGCATTTAAAGAATTATTTGAAAAAGGTAGAAAACAAATAAAAAGAAATGAAGAGATATGCAAAATATTGGATAGAGATTTAGAAAAATTAGATAGGATGAATAAAAATTGTGATGATATTATGGATAATTTAAAACAGGTTAAATAGAATTGCCTGTTTTAAAAATCGCCAAGGTTGTCGATTACATATATTAGATAAGTAACCTAGTGTAGTTAACTATACTAGGTGGACTAGGTAACTATAAGAACTAGATATCCTATAATGGCTTATAATAAGGGTTTAAAAAAAGCAATTAATAGGAGAGGGTTTCCCCGTAGGAATACCCTTTATTTATTTTTTGAATAGGAGGTAATTATGGCAATATTAAAAGATATAGAAAAGAATTTTGATAGTAATGGAATTAAAAAATCTAAGTTTGCTAGATGGTATGTAAATTCGAAGGATAAAACAGAAAATGATTACAATGATAATTGCAAAACTGGAACTAATGTTAGTTTTGATTATGCCATGAATGAATGGCTACTTGATGAACAGGTTCAAGATGCAATCAAGCAATATCTGAAAGCACAGAGAAATATAAAAATGTTAGATATATATAATTCCATGTACAATAAAGCGATTGATAAGGGCGACACAAATAGTGCTAAATGGTGTGCAGATTTCTTTAAATCAGATTTCTTTGATGATAGTGTTGATGAAATAGATGATTATTTAGAAGGGATTAATATTCCATCATTGAAAAGTGGTGGTAAGTAATGGCTATATCTAAGAAAAATGCAGAGAAATTAAAATATTTATTTCAAGATGGTCACGAAACTGATTTTATTGGTTCTTTTATTAAGATAGTAAATAAGGATACTAAAACAGTTCCATTTATACTTACTCAAGAGCAACAACAATTTGTTGAAGGATTAGAAAAGTTTAATATAGTTTTAAAATCAAGGCAATTAGGATTAAGTGTTTGTACAGTTGGACTGGCTATAAGACAGTGTATTGTATATCCAAATTCTGCTTGTTTATTGGTATCACATGACCAAAAGAGTTGTAATGCCATATTTGATAAATTGAAGCAACAATATAATAGTTTACCTTCATGGCTTAAACCCGAGGAAATTGCCAACAATAGACAAGAAATAAAGTTAAAAAATGGTAGTAAAATAACTTGTTGCTGTGCGGGTAACAAGGAAATAGGTCGTGGAGATACACTACATCTAGTACATTTAAGTGAGTTTGCATTTTGGAAGATGCAGGAGAAACAATTAAATAGTATAACACAGGCACTAGCACCAGAAGGACGTTTAATTATAGAATCTACTGCAAACGGATTAAATAATTTCCATGACTTATATTTTCAATCTGAAAATGGAGAAAATAACTATAAATCATTCTTCTTCAACTGGATAAGTGGTAGTACATTATTTAAAAAGGATTATGAAAAGGCAGTAGAAATATATAAGAGTAGAAATGATAGTGTCGAACTTACGGAAAGTGAATTAGATGATGAAGAAATAGAATTAATTAAATTAGGTGCAACAATGGAACAATTAATGTGGCGTAGAATGAAGGTTGCATCTAGTGGAATAGAGCAGTTTCATCAAGAATATCCAAGTACACCACTTGAAGCGTTCGTGAGCACAGGAGCAAATATATTTAATAATAAAAAGATAGTTGATATTGAAAGGAATATTTCTAAAAATAATCATATAAAGAAAGAAAATATCGTGGATTTACCAGTATTGTTAAAACAACATTATGGTAGGTCTTTTTTTATGTGGCAAATCCCCAGGTCAGGGGACAAGTATTACATAGGGGTAGATTGTAGTGAAGGTGTTGGCGGAGATTATCATGTTATAGAAGTGTTTAATGAAGATGGAGAGCAATGTGCAGAGTTCTATAATAATAAAATTAAACCTTATGAAATGGCTGAAATAATAAATGTACTTGGACGTTACTATAATAAAGGATTATTGATTATTGAAAAAGCATCAGGAGGTCATAGTGTAATTGAGAAGTTGAGATATGACTTTAAGTACATGAACATGTCTAAATATAAAACTTATGATAATTTCAATAAACCTAAGTGGACTATAGGTTTTGATACAAATGTTAAGAGTAAAGGTTTAATTATTAATACTTTCGTTGAGATGTTTGAAACTAGCCAAATAGCAATAAATAGTAAACGATTGCTTAATGAGATGAAGATATTTGAATTGAATGATAATGGAAGTATGGGAGCAACACAAGGACAAAATACACATGATGATAGTGTCATGGCGACAAGTTTGGCTCTTGCAGCAATTAAAGATGGTAAGTTTTATAAATGGTAGGTTGGATAGGACAACTCACTAACCGTATTAAAGTTCTGTAGGTAGTAGGTAATACCGACACCTAGTCGGTGTTTGACCGAATCCAAAACAAATATAAAAGGAGATAATGAATATATGAATATAAATGAATATATACAAGATAGATGGGAAGGTAATCCATTGTGGTTTACTGATGAGGTTTCACAGGGTGACCACTTACAAAGAATATCTAATGTAGTAAATAATAAATATTACTTGCAGGGAAAACACAAAATATTATTAAAAGAGGATTATAAATATAAAGGTAAAGAATATATTACAAGTAAATTAGTATTACAATTAGCAAAACATATATTAAACTTCCATAGTACATATTTATTGGGAAAACCATTATCATTAGTTGGTAGTGAGAATAAAGTTAAGGAATATCAAAATATTTATAGAAAAGGTCACTATAATAACATAGATTTCAAGATACTTGACAAGGTTGGAAAATATGGAGATGCGTATGAGTATATATACTTAGATGATAAAAAGAATATTGTTAGTAGGATTATTCCTAGTGAGGACGCATATCCAGTATTATCAGAAGAAGATTCTTCTTATATTGCATTTATAGAATACTATACTAAAATATCAAATAGTGTATCATACTATAATGTATACTATACAGATAGGGTGGAATCATGGAGCAATAGTGGTGGAGAGTTTAATCTTATAGATTCTAAAACTAATATTAGTGGACTACCTATACATTATTTTAATCTATGTGATTGGGATGATAATTTTGGAGTTAGTATGCTTGATGATTTAATTCCAATATTTGATAAATTAGAAGAATTAATGAGTAAATTAAATGATAGTATATATACACTTAGTTTGAATCCAATACCAATAATAACAGGACAAGAATTGCAAGGTAGTGTGAGTGCTGATGCAGTAGGATATAATATTAATTTAGAGAGTGGCTCTACTTTTGACTATGCTAATGCACAGATGGATTATAATACAATTAAATTATATTTAGATAGATTACAACAGTATTTAAATCAAGTTGCTAGTATGCCTAGTATTGTAGGGGGAAATACTAATGTTGCTAATGTTAGTGAGGTATCACTAGAAATTTTATATGAATTAGCCAATATTCAAGCATCATTAAATGAAAAGTGGTTTAGAGAAGGACTAGAACAAAGGTTTGATATATTTGATAAATTGCTATTATTAAAGGGTGTGACATTTAGTGACACAGATTATATTGATGTAGAGTTCAATGTGAGTAAGCCAGTCAATTCTAATGAAGTATTACAGAATCTACAGACACAATTTAATATGGGTGCAATTAGCAAACAAACAATTATAGAGAAGAGTCCATTAACAAATGATGTAATATCAGAGTTAAAAAGAATAAAGAAGGAAGATAAAGAGAAACAAAAGAATAATCCAATTAATAATAACAGTAATGTAGATAGTAATGGTAATATAGTACAACCTATAACTGATACTCAACATGTAGGTCAGTAGTCATATATTTGATATATCTTGAATATACTGTAACGTAATGCGTGTATACGCAAGTAGTGGTTGTATATTGTGATATACCTTATATTAGTGTAGTGTACTATGCTTAACTTAGGACAGTGTATAATTGAAACATCTCGAATAGAACGTGGTGTTTATATATGGGTGTGTACTATATGGTACATGCCTTATTATAGGTTAGTGTATATGGTGCGTCATATATGACTACGGTATATAGTAATGTATACTAACTAATAATAATTATTAATTAGGTTAATGATATATGAGGTTATATTAGAACGTTTGTTCGTATTTATTTACACTGTTACCTTTCATATAATTTTAAAAAATTTTAAAAAAATTAAATAATGACTAAACATATCAATATAATAGGTTATATATAGTGTATATTGTATACATTTCATGAGTAATACGTAGTAATCATATATGTTTAACGAACTGCGTCAAACGATAATTTTATGACTATATTTAAGACATATATATTTATATACAACGTCGTAAGAATGGCTCAACCATCACGTTTATAGCCATTTGATGATAAATATATGAATTGCGTAGAACAAATATACATTGATAGTTGAATAAATATGCTTAAAATATAGCAATTATACTATATTATACACAGTTTATACAGTTGCTATAAAATCGAAATTTTATGTATATTATTCAATTAAATGTATACTTATTAATACAATCACCCTTTTCTATTAGATATGCTTTAGTAAACACACTTTTTACCCACAGTAAAATTTAAGGTATCAATCAGATATGAATTAGGGCATGAATAGATATCAAACAGGAATAATTATTCACTAAGTTAAATATATGTAAAAAATTTTAGTATTTATATATTCTAACTTGTCCAATAATGGTATAATATAGGAAAAACAAGAGGTGATAACCATGAAAATAGATGATTTAGGTAATGGAAGTGTGAACAAAGCAGAATTAATAAATAAAATTCAATTTTATGTAGTACAATATGATGGAAATAACTTGTTAAATTCATATGATAATAATTGTGAGCCTAGTGGTCATAAAAATCTTTATGAAAAATATAAAAAAATTTATATTGAAAATATTTTTACTGGTTTTAAAAGTTATTTATCAGGTAAATTTAATATAGTAGAAAAAAGCAAGCATAATTATATTGCAGAGGCTAAAGATGATAATTTTAATTTACATATAGAAATAGAAGAAGACAATAGATCCGATAATAGATATTATATAACAATTAAATATAATAAAAAAATATTTGGTTATATTTTAGATGTTAAACCTCTAATAGAGTTTGTAGAAATAAATTATTGGACATCACATTTTATTAATCCAAATTATCCCCCTATTATTGAATACAATAAAACTAATATTAATAAATTAGATAAAAATATAGATTTCTTTAAACGTGAAAAAAATATATTGGAAGATGCATATAATAAAAACAATAAATTAATAAATGAAATTAAAACATTACCGTTTAATATAGTAATTTCAAAAGATTCTGATGTTGAAGAAAATAAAAAAGAGAATATAAAAGAAGTTATAGATTATTTATTAGATGAAATTGATAAATAATAATTTTAAGGTGTGTCAAATATGGCACTCTTTTTTTATGCCTAAAATTAAATAAGGTGACATAAAACAGGTCGTTTCAAACGTCCTCGAATCTCCATAGCAGGGGATTTTAAATCGATAACCTTAGAAATTTTAAAACAGACAATTACAACTTGTTTGTACCATAACTTTTAAACCGCCATGGTGACCAAAATAAAAAATAGAAAGGATATGATTTTATGACAATATTAGAAAGATTAAAAGTTGAATTAAATCACAAAGATTATTTTTCAGATGATGAATATACAATGTATTTATCAGAAAATGAGTTGACAGCCACTGACAACTATGACAAAGCAACTATGCAGAGAGGTTTATTATTAACTGTAATAGATGTACTTGAAGCCGTAAGTAATGATGTAGATTTAATGAGAAATATTACAGATGCAACAACAAATATGAGTGTTGGAGAGTGTTTAAAACTATTATCAAATAGAATAAATGATATAAAGGATAGAATATCAACATTGCCAATAGATGCAGAAGATGAAGGAAACGGAAACTTTGGAATAATGTTTACAAGGGGGTATTAGTATGAATACCTTATTAAATTTCTTCAATCAAGCCATTAAACGTAATGGAAAGGCATGTACAATACATTCTAATACATTTATGGCAGTATTCAAAGAAATAAGCGATAATAAAACTAGTATAGACAGTAAATATTTACTCACAGAATATGACCTTAAACAAGGCGATATCATAACTTACAATAGTAATAAATACTTTATAATAACTAAGAATGAGAATATAAATAATGTATATAATATATATACTATTCAAAAGGTATTTCAAACTGTAAATATGCCAATTGGAGCAGTATTATATATAGAAGATAGTATATTTAATAATTCCAATACAATGATTGATTACAATACTTATATTAATCTATTGAATGGTCATGTTACTTTACAATTACAAGAGAATGACATAACTAATCAAGTTACAATAGGAACTAGATTCATAAAATTTAATCATGCTTGGAAAATAATAAGTATTGATAAATCTAAGGAAGGATTAATAAATATTATTGGAGATATAGACCCTATTATAACTGGAGATAATGCAGATGATTTAGTAAATGAAATACCTTCAGGAACACATTTCCCATCTACTGACCCAATAGTATTTAAAGTTACTTTACCAACGGATTATGATAGTAAAGTTGCAGGAAATGGAGCATATAAAATATTAGAAGATAATACATATAATTTTGAATTTTATGCTATGGAGGGAACAACTCAACATACAGATACATTTACATTATCATATAGTTATGTGGGAAGTGAATATACAATAACTAATTTGACTGGAAATTCATTTAGTATCACTGATAATTCAGCATATTTCGATGATAATTTATATATAACTTGTACAGATAATACAGATGGTAGTTTAGTTGGTACAATTATAATAGAAATAGGTGGTGCTTGGTAAAATTAGGTGTTGCATTGTTGCTTTTATAGTAGTAAAATTAAACTAATTTAAAAAGTGAGTAACATTGAAGTATTAGAACGAAAATAAATCTTCAATGTAGTTATATAAATAGAATTAAGTGTACTAGATGGCATAAGGTGGTTTCCTAAACCATGTGCCGGAGGTTCGAATCCTCTTAGGTGCACCAAAAGAACTCTAGAATAATTTAAACTATTCTAGAGTTCTTTTCAATAAGAGTATTTTATAAGTACATTAAACGCATGTT